TCTGTGCCTCAGAGACTGTGGCGGTCTTGTACTCTCCGCCTTCTGCCAGTTCTTCGGGCAAGAACTGACCATTAACTTGCACCTCATACACGGGGCGGAAGTCGGGCAGGTTGCGCTGACGGCTCAAGGGGCGCCAGGTCTGCTGCTCAGCTTCATAGCCAGCCATCAAAGACTTACGGGCGATATTGCTCAGCAGCAGGGGGAAATCCGAGGTGCTGTGCATCGCGCGGTAGGCAAGCTCAGACTTGCTCAATCCGGTGATGTTGGCGCCAGTGCGTCCAAGGGATTCCTTGGCCATGTCGAGCATGGTTGAGGAACGCTCAGAGCGGGCGGCGTCGGTCCACTCGCCCAGGCCCACGCGGGCCTCAAGTGCAGCCTCAAGGCAGGCAGCGCGCTTGTCGCTGGCATCCTCGGTGACTGAAATATGCTGCACAGTGGGAGTCGCGGCCTGGCGGGTTGCCAGCTGATCAAGCACAGCCTTACGGGCTGCGTCGACTTCGACACCGTCGCTGATCATGCTTTCGGCCACAGAATCCTCAAGACCTGCAGCGCGCACAGCAGTGCGGATGTCTGCAGCGCGGGCGCGTTCGGCCTTTACTGCGGCTTCAATTACTTGTGTGTTATCGGGAGCAGATGCAACAGCCTCGACGGGCGCCGCCTGCTCCATCTCACGGGTTTCGTCCATGGTGGGTTCCTTTGTTTCGGTTGGTTCCTGAACTCTTTCGAGTTCTCTTACGGTGGCTGAAAAATCAGCAGGCACGGGCACTAAACTCAACTCCATAGGAGTCCAGCTAGTGGCCCGCAAGGTGTGAGGTTCGCCCTCACGCTTGGCCTCCACCCGCTCGAACTCGTCGACGCTGTAGCCGACTGAGATATTACGGATGATGCCTTGCTGCACGTCGCGCCATATAGGCTCGACCTCAGCACGATCAGAGAAACGCACAACCGCGCGGCCCTCTTTCTCGTCAGTCCAAGCACGCTCGACGACTCCGACAATGTCGGAAAGGTCGGCGGCCTTGTGGCTATTCAGAAGGGGCGCGCCATTGTTTAAGCGCTCCATGTTGACCGCATCGCCTAGCGAAAGCTCCTCGTAATAAGAACCCCCAACATTGCGACGCAACACGGGCGCCCCCGTTGTCCAAGTCACCTCAACCGAACGGCTGTCGGTGTCAACGGAAGACGGGATGAATTGAGCCCTTGTTTGTAAAAGCTCGCCCATGCGCTCGGTGTAAACCGCTCGCATTTTATCCACACCCGCGCTCGCACGCTGTTTGTTTAGCGTGCTGAACTTATGGCCGACGATTGTTTCTGATGGTTCGTTGGAGCGATAAACGCGAATAAGTGCAGCCGGATCGTCGGGCGTTCCTGTTACCGAAAAGCTGGAATCAGGAACGTCAAGCGTTCCATCTGTTGCAATTCTGGTGATCTTTCCTGAAGCGGATCCGCCGGAGCTGTTCCATGTGACCATGTCGCCCACAGACAAGCTGCCGGGTTCCGCTCTTATCTCGTCAGTCATTAGGTTCTGCCTCCTGTTGTGGTTCCATTTGCAGCATTCCTGCCGCTGTTACGTTGCGGGGGTCTGTGTCAAGGATAAGCCCCAATTCATCGACCATGGCCGCGTCGCGGGCGATCTCAGCCATGACCTCTCCAGGTTCATATCCAGAGCGCCGGATGGCCTCGGAAAGGCTCATCAATCCGCCCCGAACTGCCTCAATAATTGCGCCGACTTCTTTCTGTGGATCGATTAGCTCTCGGCGTGCTGGTGTCCACTGCATCCGCACGTCCCCAGGATCATCGCCCACGATCTCGGCCGACTGCTTAAACCAGCCCCAGACCGGCCCCAGCATTTGAGCAATCAAAATCTGTTTCTGCCAGCACTCAACATTTCGCGTGAACTCAAGGTGACCCATGCGGGCCGCCGAATAGTTCGCATTGCTCAGATCTGACGTGAGCGCCTCGTATGTGATGCCGTAGCCCGCCGCAATCTGCAGCAGCATGGCCCGGCTGAATGTGTCGAACTCGCCCACGCTCGGAGGGCTGGCGAATCTGACATCTTTGCCAGCTGGGAGGATCTCGATGCTGCCCGGCTCCAGGGACTCGGCCAGGGGCGGAGCGCCCCCGGTGTCTTGGCTTTCGCTGTCGATCACGAAGCCGGTAAAGCAGGCGCTGATTTTTTGTTTCAGCAGCTGAGCATCTGAGAAATCGTCAAAGTCGCGCAGCCTGCTGATCACAGGTGCGCCCCATGGCACCCCGCGCCCTTGCCCTGGGCGGTCACGTCTAAACACCGCGATGATTTCATCAGCGGGAACTCTGACAGTTTCATATTTATGCAGAGCTGTTACGCGGTCGCCTGGGTGCTGACGGTGGAGGTGATAGGCCACCCGCTGATCGCTGGCGTTGTACTCAATGCCCTGACGGATATAGCCACCGTCAGCTGTGAGACCATCTTTCGTGGCGTCGTCTATGAAATCGGGCTCTAGCACTTGAAGTTTCAGGGGGAACTCGGCGCGCGGGTCGATCCGCTTTCTGATTAAACATTCGCCAGCCTCCACGACAGTGCGGAAAACTAGCGCCTGGATTCCCCAGAAATCAGAGCGGCCGTCATAGTCGCAGAGCTGCGGATTTTTTGCCCAGTTTTCCCAGGCCTGATTGAATCTCTGCTCACGGGTTCGGCTGCGGCTTTTGACCTGGCCCAGCACACCACCGCCCACAGTGTTGTTGACGAGCACCTGAATGGCCCTGGCCGCGAACGGGTTGTTTCTGGTGAGATCGCGCGAGCGGTTCCGAAGTCTTTCGAGGCTTGGCCCTAGCGCTGCATCGGCAGAAGTGCTCGGAGTTTGCCAGCCATCATTTCGCCGGCCGCTGGCCGCTCCGTCATATCTGCGGGCCTGATCCAACGCGAGGCGCGCACGCGCACGCTTAGCCCCGGCCGCCGGATTGAAAAAACTGATTACGTTGTCCAGTGCGTTCGCTTCGCTCATGCTCCCTCCGTTGCGCTGGAATCTCGCCCATAGGTAAACCGGATCCGTGCCGGTGCAGTTTCAGTCATCCCGAGCTTTGCTCTGATCATGTTTCTGACGCGCAGCAATTCATCGAGCGTGCGATAGCGAATTTTTTTGCCGTCATATTCGACCTCAAGAAAACCTCCGCCGATGGCTTCCTCAATCGCATCTAGGCCAGCCTGTGAAAAAAGGCTCATTTTTTACGGCTCCGTTTTGTCATCGTATCGTTTTCCTTAAAGAAATTTTGAGGCGCGGCGTTTGATTTGCTGCGGCTCCGGGTTTACCGGCACGCCGCTGCCACTGGTTAAGCCATTCTGCCGCTCGGCATTCCACCGCGCAGAGTCGAACCGATCACACCCCAGCATCTGGGCGCAGGCTCGCGCATAAACTCGCGTATCCAGAGCCTCGTTTCTGTCGCGGGTTTTCTCCCACACATAGCGGGGATAACCCCGGACGGTTTTCTGGGTCAGCGTCTCGGCTGTGAGTTGCTTGAAAAACTCCTCGTCATATTCAGGAAAATGCAGCCACCCATGAGGCAGCTCGTCAGCATCTGCGCGGGCCTTGCGCCTGAGCCATCCATACAGCTCAGATTTGGCCACGCTCACGCCGATGGGCCAGACCTTCAGACCTGACTTGATCTTGCGGCCCTTCTGCCCAATCTCTGCATTTGTGGGCTGGCCCACGATCACCGCCTGAGCGTCGCGGCCCTTAATTGCCAGCACGCGGGTTGGCGGTTGTGATTTCACCCAGCGGTAAACATCTTGCGTCCGGTAGCCCGTGTCTACGGCGACCATGCGAATTGACATCCTGAGCCCGTCAGCCGTCGGGTAGGTCGTGCCGACCTTGGCCGTCAGCTCTCGCCAGACTTCATCACTTGCCGTGTCGCCTGGGATGTTGCCCCAGTCGATAGACCAGCTTTCAAGCCCTGGCGCCCAGGCCACAACTTCAAACGCCAGGTAGTCCTGCTGCACGTCAACGCCCATCGTGAGCACACAACCGGCCTCTGGCACCTGGCCGATCGGGTAGCGCTCGCGCCGGTTGTAGAGATCTAGCCAGTCCGGGGCTTCGCCCTGCTCTGCCCAGGTCTCGCCCAGAATCGTGTTTGTCCAGACCTTCAGGGCGTTCTCGGACTTCTGCGCCTTGAGATAGCTGCTGACGCAATCTTTCCAGCTGTACCAGCCAAGCGGGCTGTAGAGCGTGCTGATGTGGTAGCTCTCCGTCCCGTCCCCTTCCGGGTTCTCTGCAATCCACTGACCAGCCGCGAGCATTTTTGTTTTGTGGTGATCCTGCAGATGCCCGCCGCAGTGCTCGCAGACATAGCGGACAGTCTCTGGGTCATTATCAACCCACTTGATCTGAGACCAGACAAGTTTCTGAAACGCCCCACAGTGAACGCATGGGACGTGAAAAAATTTCATTGAACCGGCCAGGAACTCGCGCTCAATCGCAGAACGGCCGGCCAGCGTTGGCGTGCTCACAATCAGAATTTTTCGCCTAGAGAACGTGCGGGTTCGAGCCTCGGCCAGGTCCAGGGCGCTGCCCTCCCCGTCGAGGTTTTCCGGCCAGGCGTCCAGCTCATCAGCAAAAAGCATTTTGGCCGGCATTGAGCGCAGACCGCTTGCGCTGTTCGCGCCAGCCAGCACAA